ATAACTGTTTCGTTTGGATGTAAAATAGCTGGGAAACCACCCTTACCATCTACACCGCCAGATCTAGCACCCATTCCTGTATAACCACCACCATCAAAATTACCACCACCTCCACCGCCACCGCTACTGCTAGTACCTGATCCTGCTGCTGTTCCAAAGCTAAATAAATTTAAGAGATTTTTAATAACTAATTGTTGTATTGCAACTCTTATTAATTCTTCAACAACAACAGATGCAAAATCTTTAAACGCTAATTTTCCTGTTTTTAAACCATTAACTATTGCATCTTCAAATGACTTCATAGACTTAACGCCTATTTGTTCCATTGTTTTACCAACTTCATTTAATTGTTTTTTATAAACCTCCATTGGACTTCCAATGTCTGTCATTTTTTTTGTTATTTTTTCTATATCTTCTTGTATGCCAGAACCAAATGCTACATCTCCAACTGCTTTCGCCTTCTCTAATAAAGCAATATATTCATCTATTTTATCTAATACTGGTGTCGTTGCTGGTGCTAGTTCGCCTATTTCAGAAACTAAATCACTTTGTATTTTTCTTGCCTTTTCTAATTGAATGTTTAGACCATCCACATCTTTTGTAACTAAAGGAAAAACACTAATAATTTCATCCCCAGCCAATGCTTCTTGTATAGCTAATATTTGATTTTCTGTATTACGCAATTCAATTTCTAGTAATTGCAATTCTGTTAATTCAATACCAGCAAATTTACCAGCCGAGCTTGCTGCAAAATTTAAAAACAATAGTTCGAGATCATCAAATGCTGCTTTGATAGCTACGCCAGCAGTTCTGACTCCTTGTAAAATTCCAATAGCTATATGTTGACCTAGTTTTTCCATACCACCAGCATCATCAATAATTTTTTGTATTCTTTGAGATATAAATACCTGCATATCTTCAAAAACAGGTAATAAACTAGTTGTAATGTTATTAACAAATGAACCTAATTGCATTTTTACAACACCAACAGCATCATTAAATTCTTCAGTTCTTCTAATTACACCTGTACTCAATACAACGCCTAAATCTTTGGCTCTTTGTATAAATTTCGTCATACCTTTTTCAGATAAATCTGTAATAGCACCAGTTAAAATTACACCCTGTCTACCAAATAAATTAGCTAAAGCACTTGCCCTTTCAGATTGAGAACCAAGCTCGCTTATACCTTTTGCTGTATCGCCTAAAATATCATCAAAAGAACGCATAGCACCAGTGTTATCTCTAAGCTCAATGCCTAAGTCTTTAAATATATCTGCTTGCGTTTTTAGACCTTTATCTGCATCTCCAACACTTCTAGCAAATTTAATTAAAGCTGTATTAGCACCTTCAATAGTAGTTCCAGATTCCCTAGCTGCTAAATGAAATGCTTGTAATGTATCTGTAGCAATACCAGTTTGTGTTGCAGTTTTACCAATAGCATCAACCGCTTGAAAAGATTTATCAACAATTAATGCTAAAGCAGTTGCAGTTGCACCAGCAGCTAAACCAACACCAGCTATGCCTTTTGCAGCTCCACCAGCAGCACCAGATATACTTTTTAAACCGCTAGTAACACTATTAAAAGCTGCTTTTGTTTTATTTATTGCTGTTAATTCAAACTTTACTTTTTTATTTGCCATTGTTTCTTTTTTCTTCCGCTAGTTCCAAATACGCTATCCAACCTTGATATTCTTGAACACTAATGCCTTGAAGTTCCTTTAAGGTTTTTCCAAGTTTTTCTGCTAGTGCATATTGCACATATAAATTAGTGTCCTTTGCTATTTTTTTTTGACATCCTCAATAGGCTCTTGTCCCATAATGTTTTGTGCAACATTTACTAATATTTCACGATCAACACTATTTAATAAGGCATTTTTATCGCCCAAATCAAATAACTTATCTCCATTTGCATCAAGTGCTTTGTATATAAGTACATAAGCCATCATTGTTAAATCATCTTCTTTACTCATTTTATAAAGTTTAGAAGTTTCAGCTAACGTTAATGGCTTGCTGTAAATTTTTAAGGGCTTATCATCCTCACCCCACTCAGCCACCTCAATTACTTTTACATCTTGATCCTCAAAATGCTTCTTTGCTCTCTCTATAGCACTCATGGTTATACTGTCGCTGTAGTAATAACGCCAGTTCCCTGAACGCTTATACTTGCTTCAACCATTCCATCAAATGAACCAGTAATAGTTTTACCTGTTACTAATGCAGTTCCGCTATAGTATGTATCGCCTGAAGCTGATCCTTCTGGATAAAATACTAAAGTTACTGATGCACCAACAGCTAATGCCACTTGCCCTGCTGTATCTGTCTCATCCCAGAAACAATCAACACTTCCACTGAAACTTGTTAGACTTGGCAAATATGTTCTTGCTGCATCTCCCATTTTTGTAGTTTCAATAGTATCTGCTGATTCCTCTAAAGAATAAGATTTAACTTCAGCTATAGTTGCACTTCCAACTTTAACTGAGCCTTCACTTCCCTTGTGTGTCGCCATAATTATTTTCCTCTATTTTTTTATTTTGTTTTGAAGAAGATTTAATTTGGGCTGCTTCTTCTTTCCAACCCTTTTCTTTTAGATACGCCACTTTATGTTCTGGAGCATCTATAGAATCTTTGCCATTTGGACTAATCATTTTCATAATATATTCCTAGTTAAACTGCTACGTCTGGAGCTTGTTCCTTGACGTAATAGTTGGTTAAAAAATTAAGAGTAGCAGTTGCTAATGGTGCTTCCCCTTCCGCATTAAAATCAATTTCAGTTGACTCTAAAAAGCAATCTTTAGCTAATCCATTTAGTGTAGGATCAGCAGCTATAGCTATTTCAACTTCTTTTGCTGAAGTATCTATAGTGTCATCAAAATTGCTTGTAGCTTTTACATAAATTTCTACAGCCACGATTAAGTTTCTGCTAGACAATCTATTTACGCCTATAACTTCTGGAGTTGAATCTTCAGACTTTGTATAGACCAATAAAGCTGGTGTACCGCCAGTAGCTAATGGATATACCCTTGATTGATATACCCTGTTACCAGTAGTTGTTAAATTATTAAGAGTAGATCCTATCTGCTCTCGTATTTGTTGTCTTACATGATTAGCCATTATATTTTCTCTAACTCCAATGCTGTAAAACCTGTTCTATCACTTTGTATAGAAACTATTGTGTAATTTGCTGCTGGACTTAATGTATTGCCCTCTACATCTTTAATTGCTGATACTTGTAACGTATTACCATGAGCAATACTTGGAACGTCAATAGATCTGCAATATGCAATAGGTTGAGTAGCTTCAATTGCTACCTCTAAACCTTCTTGTTCTATAAACTCATTGTTTAAAATAATATTTATAGTTGTAGCAGTGCCACCACTGTTAGTAAAAACGCAACTTACGCCATGACCATAAGAAATATCAAGATAAGCAGACATATCTTCTTCTGTTTCCATTAAATACTGACTCATAATTATTGCAGTGCCAGAACAAGCTGTACCATTCCTACATTATCTGGTTGTGCATTAACTACAACAAAATCTGTTGATGGTGTTAATGTATTACCATTGTTTGTTGTTATTGCATTTACAGTTAATCTATCGTCAATACTTATATAAGGTACGTCTGTTGCCTTTACAAAAGCCACTGGCTGATAACCTTCTACACCTACAGTTTGACCATCAATATTAAAATAATCTTGGTCAATAATAATATTTATATTTGTAGAGTTTCCAGAATCAATATCAAACCAATCATCTATGTTTCCAAGTCTTTGATCCCATGTAGAATTTTGCACTTCAAAAAATGTAGCAGTAACACCGCCAATCTGCGGATCAACATAACTGCTGAAATCCCTGCTACTTTCTAAAGGCATGATTATTTAGAACCTCTTTTTTTAGGAGATTTAACTTCTGAAGTTTTTAAACCAACACTTCTATCAACCTTTTTTGATACAGGTTTTTTAGAAGTTTCTTCAGCTTTAAAATATCCAACCAATTGATTACCAATATCTTCGTTAAGTTCAACTATATCTCCAGCAGAAACTTTTTTACCTGCTGCCATAGTGTCTTTTAAAATTAAGTAATTTTTCATATTTAAGATGGTGGAGTTTCCCCCACCATTCCATTTAAGCATTAACTAATTAGTCGCTTGATTTACAGAAAGAAACTGCATGACGTACATTTATGTCGCAAGTTTGTAAAGCAATTACTCTAATTGTTCCAGATTTACTGTGAGTGTAAGGATCCACAGAAATGTCAAGACTTCCATAGAGTCCAATTAATAAGTCTGCAAAATTACCAAAGTAATAATCACCAGCAGTAACTTGATTTGATCTAACAACGTCATAGCCATTAATTTGACCATCGCTACCAACTATCATTTGACCAAAGCCACTAGCTTTATCTACAGATTTAAGAGTTCCCCAATCTGAAGGTTTAGCTATGTATCTTAGGTTTCCTTGTAATGCATTATCAGCAGAAACAGCAGATTCCATTGCAACTAACTCTACAAATGTAGGTGTAGCAGCAGCAAATGTTGTTGTGTTAATACCTGAAGTTGCAGAAATACCTGTTGGCTGTCCTGAAGAACCAGAACCAGCTAAAGCACCTAAATCTATTGCAAGAGCAATAGCTTCAGATAAGTCATTTCTTACTAGGTTTTCAACATCTAAGCTAGATTGTTGTAACATAAGTCTAGTCATTTCAGTATGTCCACCAATTACTTTTGGAGACATTGTTACTGAACCAACTGAGAATTCACTTTCAGAACTGTTACCGCCTTCAGTTGCAATCCAAGCAGCAGAAGAAGCAGCAGTTTTCTTAGGTATTACTACGTTTCCTTGTAATCCTCTAAGCATAGTTGCACCAGCGTTCATTACTGATGATTTGTTTCTTAGTACGTCTATGAAGTCTCCACCCCTGTAATCTTGTGCAATTAAAGATGCATCATCAGAAGTATTTAAGTCTCTTTGTCCCCAAGATCTTAATAAATCTGCTGGCATCATAATACCTTGTGCAGTTTTACCTTGTTGTCTTGCAGCTTCATTAGAGCATTCAAATTCAAAAGCAGCAGCTTCTTGGGCACGTCTGTCTGTTGGATTTGCTAAAGCATTGATAGCTCTCACTAATGAGAACTCTCTTACTTCTTCTTTAGTCATACCAATTTCTGATGGAGTTTCTAAAGGAGTGTCGTTAGAAATATTTTCTAATAATACACCTCTAAATTCTTCAACTGAAATGCCTTCACCAATTGCTTTATGAGCTAAATCTCTTTTATTGTGTTTAGCTGCTAAGTCTAAAATCTCTTTTGAGTTTTTAGCCATTTCTTTTTTAGCAGCATCAGCACTTTGGGATCTAACTTCATCAAGATTAATTTCTTGTTTTTCGTTTTCCATTATTTTTACCTTTGTTGTTTGTTTTTGTTTATCTTTAGAACGACCAACTCCGACTAACCTACTTTGATCTGCTGGAACACTAACAGAAGATACTTCCATTGGTGTCCATTGAGCTTTGTAATAAGTTTCGTCATCGTCATCCATTCTTGTTAATTTATCGACTCTGTAACCAACAGATATATTCATTCTTATCCCATCTTTTACATCATCAAATACTTCACGAGCTAGGTTAGACTTTCCAAATCTAACAACTGCTATTGTCCTTTTAGCAGTCTCATCAAGTTTAAATTCTTCAATCACCCCAATTACTTTTGTCATATCGTGATCTAGTAATAAAGGTGCTCTGCCAGATGCTATAAACTCCATGTTTATATCTCCAACATCATGTCCCAGAACTTCCATCCCAAAACTACGTTCAACAGGTTCAGTTGATGAAACTCCAACGCGTACCATTCTGTTTTCTTCATCGATGTATTCAGAACGTGATAAATCAATAGTTCTATATTTCATAGGCATATCAATTACTTTTCGTTCTTCCTCATTTGAATCAGACATAGATACTTCATCAGTTATCTCTACTTCCTCACCTTCATGTTCTTCATCCTCATGCTTCGCAAATTCAACAACTACAGTTGCATCTGTTTCGCTAACATTGAGGATATGTCTATCTTCTTTATTTTCCATAGATTTTTCCTCACTATTAAGTGGATGTTTTTCCAATTCGTTAGAATTGAAATCGTTAAAATCCCTAATGGGATTAATTTTTGTTAAAGTGCTAAATTTATGTCCTACTTCAATATCAGTAGGTTCACCACTTCTATAAACTTGTATTAAGGCTGCTGGATTATCTTCAGTTCCAGTAATAGTTAATTCACTATTAGGTATATTTATTTTTCCATCCCTTTCAATCTTAATTATTTTTCCTCTAGCTCTTCCACCAGCACTATTCCAGCTTACAAAATCACCAGTCTTTAGTGCATCAGGCATAGCTCTTTCTTCTTCTTTTTTCATTTGATCTACCTTTGTTTTTGACCATGTATATCCAGCATCGCCACCCCATAAAGCCCAGGCAATTCTCCCATTGGAAGGATATCCATCTTCATTTGCTGTAAATCCCTCACCTTTTTTATCTACTTCATGTCTGCTGAAAAAGCTATACATTCTTTTTATTGTTTCATCAGATAGGTTTTCATTAGCTACTATTTGTCTTGCTCTTACAGCTCCAACCCTAGTGCCGCCTCTTCCAAATTCTTCACGCCAATCTAAACCCTTTTGTGCTTCAGATCTCATGCCTTGATTAGGCTTACTCATCATCATCCCCACCCTGTATCTTTGCTTCTACAGGTAATTTCTGACCAAATGGTTGATAAGCAATCTCAATGTCGTATTGTTTGGCTAGTTCTATTTCTTTTTGATGTTGCTCAAACAATTCTTCTGTATCTCTGCCATAAGATGCGGATATATCTGCATAAGTTAAAGTTCCATTTTGTAAACCTATAACGTTTGCTTGCATTTCTTTAAGAGGGTCAATCCAAGAGAATGATCGAGGTATAAAGTTTACTGAATTAGCAAATTTATCAAATTTACCCATAGGCAAATTAATATAACCAGTTGATATGGCCATCTCTAACCATGATTGAAATACTGGATTTATAAAATGCTCAACCACAAACTGTTGATAAATCATGTACATAGACCTATCTTCCAAAGCACCTTGTCTGATTGAGCTGTAATTAACTGATGTAAGGTCGTTTGATAGAGAATGATAAGAAATATTTAAACCAGATGCTATGCTTCTTAATACGCTAGTTGTAAAAGAATCAAAAGCTGATGTTGGATGAGTTGGATTGAATTCTTTAAAATCCATACCACTTGGCAATTGCTCAAATACGCCAGCTTGTGCGTTCATTGTTGGATTAAAGCCATCCTCAAGTTCACCATCACCAACATATCCATCTCCATCGCTTGAAGTAAAGAACCCCATTTTAGAAGCTCCAACTCTAGCAGCTACTATTTCGGCTTCTAAATAACCATTTAACATCTTGACATTAGCCATAGCAGTAGCGACTAATGATACGCCTCTGGTTTGTTCAGCTCTTTGTGGCAAGTAAGCATGGATTATTTCTTCTGCTGGAACTCTTATATGCTCTATGTTACCCATGTATGTTCTATCATATGGATGTTCTTTATATAAGTGATAAGCAACTGGTTTATCGTGTTTATTTACTTCAACACCCATCTTAATGCGATTTCCAGTGCCTTTATTAAAGCCATTTTTACTTTCGTCTAAATGATCTGCTTCTAAAAACTGTAATGTGAAACCAAAAGGCGAATCATTTGATTTGATTTTTCTAATTAATACTTCACCATCTCTGCATAAAGATTCAATAAAGATTTTTTGACAATCTAAAAAACTTAATCTGCCATTGGCAGTACAATTACCAACCTTTGACCAATCCTTCCAAGCACGTTCAATAAGTATATTTGCACTTATATCCAAAGACCCATCATCATTCCTTGCTTTTGATGAAACTCTTATGCCATGCTTTCCAATAACATTAGATATCATTAAGTTTAAATATCTTGATATATATGAATCATTACGTGCTAATTCTCTGGCTCTATCTCTTAAAATCCTTATATTGTCTTTTATTTCAGCATCAGCACTTGTAGATGCAGTTACAAAGTCTGCAAACAGCCTTCCAGTGCTAGCACCAGAGAAACTTCTTTTAAATGTTTGTTTCTTTTGTGGTGTAGGATTATCTAAACCTAAAATTCTGCTATACCAAGCCATTAAAATTTAACTCCAATAGTGTTTCCAGAACCCATACCATTTTTAATTCTTGCTAGTTTTACTTCTTTAAGCCATTCAGCCTTATATCTATCTCTAAAAGTCATTAATTCATCAATCGACATTCTGGACAATGACCTTCCTGCAATAGACATACTGCTTTGATCCATGTTTGCTCGGCCTTGAATAACAGCTTCTATGCTATCTAATACAAT